TTACCAATTTCAAACGTTTTCACCCTAAACCTGAAGAAGTACAATGTTCAAATCCTGTTGAGGAACCTGAATTTATTAAACCATATTTTGGTTTACGTTTATTCCCAGTATGGCACGTTGGTACAGATTACCTATCTGAAATTGCTAAAAATTGGTACGATTATTTAATATCTAAAGGTGTACAATTTTATTGGGAAGAAAAGGTAAGACGAATTGATTTTAAAAATAATAGAGTTTTTACCCACAATATTATTCTTACATATGATGAACTTATTTTTGCTGTAGGTAAATCAGGCATTGACTTTGCTCAACAATTAGCCCAAAAATATGAACTTCCAGACGAACCTAAATCAGTTCAAATTGGTGTTCGATTTGAGGCACCACAAAAACACTTCCAAAAACTAATTGATATTTCATATGACTTTAAGTTATATAGAAAATTTGATGATGAAGGAGTATCGTTACGTTCATTCTGTACAAATAACAATGCTGCTTATGTTGCTGTAGAAGAAACATATGGCGATCACAGTTACAATGGTCACGCTAAAAAAGATGAAGCGTATAGAAATAATATGACTAACTTTGGTATCTTAATGGAAATCAATGGTATTGAAGATCCATTTACTTGGTCACGTGATGTAGTAAATAAATTACAATCAAAAGGAACTGGTTTATATTATAGTCCATCTCGTACTCCATCAACAACATCAGAAGGTAATAATGTAACTTCAACCCAAATTAGTTTAGATACTTTAACTCATGTTGTAGAACCTGCAATGGGTGGTTATTTCAAATATGTTATGGACTTTATCATGGATATGAAAAAAGTATTCCCTACACTTGGAGATGATTGGGGAATGTACATTCCTGAAGTAAAATATCTTTCACCTGAGGTAAAAGTAAACTATGAAAATCTTAGTTTGATCGACTATCCAAACGTACATTTCGTAGGTGATGCTTTAAGTGCAAGAGGTATTACAGTATCAGGGGCGCAAGCAATTTATGTAGCAGAAAATTTAATTAAATAAAAGTTATGAAAATAGGTCTTTGTGGGACAATCTCAGTTGGTAAAACAACACTAGTTAATGCATTAAAAGAATTACCTGAATTTGCAGGATATGAATTTAAAACAGAACGTTCAAAATATTTACGTGATTTAGGTATCCCATTAAACACAGATTCAACATTAAAGGGTCAAATAGTGTTTATGGCTGAACGTGCAAGTGAACTTATGTTCGATAATATGATCACAGATAGAACTGTAATTGATGTAATGGCGTTTACTCGCTTAGCTAAATCAATTCCATATTTTATAGCGGATGATTTCAATGATGCTGTATCGCATTTACTTCGCGAGTATGATTACATATTTTATGTTTCACCTGAAGGTGTAGAACTTGAAGATAATGGTGTACGTGTTGTAGATGCTGACTATAGAAGCCAAGTTAATAAAGAAATCCAACAACTGATTACCAGACATAGAAATAAACTTCAAAACTACGCTGAATTATCGGGTAGTACTGAGGAAAGAATACAGAAAATTAAACAAGTAATAGGTCTCTAATATTTATAAATAAACTTAGACATGAAAAAAACTCGTTTACTTGAAATCATACGTGAAGAAATCTCAGCTGCCCTAGGAGAAACCTCATATGCTGGAAAAAATGCTATCCCAGACTTAAAAAAAGACCCAGCATATAGTACTTTAAGCTCTACTGGTAAAGTAGATGCTGAAAAAGAACTTAAAACCGGAGGAACAATTGAACTTGAAGAAGATCAATTAAATGAAATGGCCTACGATATTATCATAGCTCAACCAAATGAATTAGCTAAATTGCAAGATAAAATCAAAGATTCAACTAAAAAAGGTGAAATAAAACTTGCTAAAGCATTAGAAATTATTCAAAAAACCAAAAAAGAAGGAAAACCAATCCGCCAAAGAGACATAGCTAATGAAATGGGAGTTATCCAGCAAGAAGTTAACCCACTTATTAATAAACTTATTGACGTAGGTATCCTAGAAAAAGGTGAATCTGTAACTGGAGTAACTAAAAAAACAGTTACTGACAAACCCCAAGGAAGACCAGCAGGTGAACCTAAAGCAGAAAAACCAACTTCTACAGGTAAAAAAGGAAGACCAGCAGGTGAACCTAAAACAAAAGTAGCTACTCGTACAAAGGGAGATGATGGATTCGATGATGTATCCTATTCAGATGATGAAGAAGGCCCATCAGCTAAAGACATTTCAGGTGATGAAACCGCAAAACAATTAGGAAGCACACCTGAAGAAAAGAAAGTTAAATTCAATCAATTTCTATCGTCTGTTAAGAAAAATAAAGAAGATAAAGCTAAAATTGATGGTATCTTAAAACTAGCAAAAGACAAGTTTAAATTTCCTAAAACAATGATGGATGATTTGAAACGTGCCGCTGGTAGAGATGTTGAAATATGATCCAAGAAAAAGCATATCAAATAAAGTTATCCCATCTAATCATAGGTGGGATACTTTTGCTATTATTGATATTTTTAATATATTTTAGACCTACACCCACACAAATAAACACTTACGATAAAGAAAAAAAAGAAATAGATAGCTTAAAAACCGAAATCAATAAATTAAAAAATATACAAGATACATTAACTATTGATTTAGGTAAACAACAAAAAGTTATAGATTCATTAAGTAATGAAATTAAAAAAACAGAAAAAGAACTAACTAAAAATCGAACATATTATGGTAAAAAAATTAAAAACCTTACTAGTTCTTCTCCTTCTGAGCTCCACCAGTTTTTCGCAGAAAGATACAAATAAAATTTGTTTTTCATATAACAAAGCAAAACTCATAGCTATTGATTTAGTTAAGGGTGATTCGGCTATTGCTGAACTTAAAGTAGTAAACAAACTAGTTTATCAACTTAACGAAAAAATTGATTCTCAAGATAGTCTTATTATTTTATATGTTGAAAAAGAAAAAAACTATAATAGTCAAATAGATAATTATAAAAAGATAGTTATTGAAAAAGATAAAGTTATCACTAATCTTGAAAAAGATATTACCCATTTAACTCGCAAAAATAATAACCTTAAATCAGGAATTAAGTGGTTAGGTGGAGGATTCGTGGCTTCTGTACTTACTATTATTACATTTATAGTAGTTAAATAATGGAAGAAAGAAATTTAAAACAGGTAGTCCGAGAGGAATATATAAAATGTGCAACTTCACCAGCATATTTTATGAAAAAATACTGTTACATCCAGCATCCAAAACGCGGACGTATCCAATTTAATCTTTATCCATTCCAAGAAAAAGTACTTACATTATTCCAAGAGAACCCATACTCTATAGTACTTAAATCTCGACAATTAGGCATTTCAACACTAGCTGCAGGTTATTCATTGTGGATGATGCTATTTCACGAAGATAAAAACATTCTTTGTATTGCAACAAAGCAGGAAACTGCTAAAAATATGGTTACTAAGGTAAAATTCATGTATGAAAGCTTACCTTCCTGGTTAAAATTTTCAAATAAACCTGACGAAGCAAATAAGTTAACACTTCGATTACCTAATGGATCTCAAGTTAAAGCAGTTGGTGCCTCAAGTGATGCTGGTCGATCAGAAGCTGTTTCTTTATTGATTTTAGATGAGGCTGCCTTCATCCACAATATTGGTGAAATATGGGCCTCAGCTCAACAAACACTAGCAACTGGTGGGGGCTGTATTGCATTATCTACACCTTACGGTACAGGTAATTGGTTTCATAAAACATGGGTCGCTGCAGAAATGGGTGATAATAGTTTTTTACCTATTAGATTACCTTGGGAAGTTCATCCTGAACGAGACCAAACTTGGAGAAATCAACAAGACGCCGATTTAGGTATTCGAATGGCAGCACAAGAATGTGACTGTGATTTTACAACATCTGGTGATACAGTATTCACCCCAGAAGATATTACTTTTTACGAACAATTTCACGTAAAAGATCCTCTTGAAAAACGTGGAGTTGACCAAAACCTATGGATTTGGGACCCAGCAGATTATTCTAGAAATTACCTTATTGTAGCCGATGTAGCTCGTGGCGATGGTAAAGATTACTCAGGATTTCATATTTTTGATGTTGAAACATTTACTCAGGTAGGTGAATATAAAGGACAAATTAATACAAAAGATTATGGAAATCTATTAGTTAGCATTGCAACAGAATATAACAATGCTTTACTTGCAGTTGAAAACCAAAGTGTAGGTTGGTCAACAGTACAAACTATTTTAGATAGAGGTTATCAAAACTTTTATTACTCACCAAAAGGTGGAACAAATAATGTAGACAATTTCTTTGATCCTTACATGGATCATAGTAAAATGACACCTGGTTTTACTATGTCAAACACAACTCGCCCCATATCAATTGGAAAATTCCAAGAAGCTGTTATGGATAAAGGAGTTGTTTTCCACTCTGTACGCCTATTAGAGGAAATGAAAGTATTTATATGGAAAAACGGTAGAGCAGAAGCTCAAGGAGGATATAATGACGATTTGATTATGGCATTCTGTATTGGATGTTATTTACGTGAAACCGCTTTTAAACTTAGAACAAATAGTATGGAAATGACCAAAAGTATGTTGAATGGTATAGGAAATTCTCGTACATCATACGCTGGAGGTTATTCCCAAGGACCAAATTATGCTGACAAGTATAACAAAAACCCATTTAAAATAGACAACCCTTATTCAAACGATCAAGAAGATATTTCTTGGCTTTTATAAAAACAAAACATGGCAGATACAGGATTATTTAGTAGATTAAGACGATTATTTTCAACTGATGTTATCATTCGCAATGAAGGAGATAACCAATTAAAAGTATTTGATATTAACAAAATACAAGTTTCAGGTGAATATGAAACAAATGCATTAGTAGACAGATTTAATCGTATCTATACTAACTCACATACTTCAATTTATGGTTATCAAAGCAGTTTTAATTACCAAACTTTGCGCCCCCAACTGTATTCAGAATACGATTCAATGGATACAGATGCTATCATTGCTTCTGCCTTAGATATCTTAGCTGATGAAAGTACATTACGTAATGATATGGGTGAAGTACTTCAAATCCGTAGTTCGGATGAAGATGTACAAAAAATATTATACAACTTATTTTACGATGTATTAAACATTGAATTTAACTTATGGCCTTGGATTCGTAATATGTTGAAATATGGTGATTTTTTCTTAAAACTAGAAATTGCTGAAAAATTCGGTGTATATAATGTAATCCCTTATAATGCATTCCATATTGAAAGGCAAGATGGGTATGATAAAGACCACCCAAATTCAGTAAGATTTAGATTTGACCCAGATGGTATTTCATCTCCTTCAGATTATGGATACTATAATGTACCAAATTCAGGTAACCAAGCAGGTGCTATTTTCTTTGACAATTACGAAATGTCACATTTCCGCTTATTGACAGATACTAACTTTTTACCTTATGGTAGATCGTATTTAGAACCGGCTCGTAAACTGTTTAAACAATACACTATGATGGAAGACGCAATGTTAATCCATCGTATTGTTCGTGCGCCTGAAAAACGTATATTCTATATTAACGTTGGAAATATTGCTCCTGCTGAAGTAGAAAACTTTATGCAGAAGACAATTTCTAAAATGAAACGTACTCCATATATTGATCAACAAACCGGTGATTATAATTTGAAGTATAACATGCAAAATCTACTTGAAGATTTTTATATCCCTATTAGAGGAAATGATCAAGCAACCAAAATAGATAATTTAGCAGGTTTACAATGGCAAGGTATTGAAGATGTTACATATCTAAGAGATAAATTATTTGCAGCCCTTAAGGTACCTAAAGCATTTATGGGTTATGAAAAGGATCTAACAGGTAAAGCAACTTTAGCTGCTGAAGATATTCGATTTGCTCGTACAATTGAACGAATCCAACGTATTGTAGTATCTGAGTTGACTAAAATTGCTTTGGTTCACTTATATACTCAAGGATATCATGATGAAAGTATGACAAATTTTGAGCTTTCATTAACTACTCCTTCTATCATTTATGACCAAGAAAGAATAGCATTAATGAAAGAAAAGGTAGATTTAGCTGCTCAAATGATGGAAAACAAGTTGTTACCAACAGATTGGATCTATGAAAATATATTCCATTTGAGTGAAGATCAATACGATGAATATAGAGATTTAATTGCTCAAGATGCTAAACGTAGATTCCGTATTGCTCAAATTGAGAATGAAGGTAATGATCCACTAGAAACAGGAAAATCTTACGGCACACCACATGACTTAGCTGCTTTATATGGTAGAGGTAGATATGAATCAACAAATGTTCCTGTTGGATATGATGAAAATGAAGATTTAGGCCGTCCTTCTGAAAAAGTAAGTGATAGAAATACACAAGATAATGCATTTGGAAAAGACAGAATTGGAGCCATGGGAGCTAAAAAAGACAATGATGAATCAGATTCAACAAAACCCCAATATAAAGGAGGAAGCCCATTAGCTCTTGAAACAAAAAATAAAATAAATCGCAACGCTAAAATGTTTAATGATATTAAAAATCAAAATAAACAAATGATTTTTGAATCCGATATCAGAGGAAATTCACTGTTAGATGAATCACAGATACGAGAGTAAAAAACCCCACATATTTATAAATAAACATTAGAATGCAAATCAAACATTCAAAGTATAAAAATACTGGCATCCTCTTTGAACTATTAGTTCGCCAGATTACCACCGACACATTAGATGGTAAGGATTCCCCAGCAAAAGATATACTTAAAAAATATTTCGTTAAGTCGGAATTAGGTCGTGAGTACAAGTTATATGAAACTTTATTAAAAAAAACGTCCTTAACTGAAGGTAAAGCAAATATTGTAGTTGACACTTTAATTGAATCTTCTAAAACTTTAAATAGAGGAGCAATCAAACGTCAAAAATATAATTTAATTAGTGAAATCCAGAAACATTATAATTTAAATGAGTTTTTTAACCATAAATTACCAAATTATAAAATATTTGCTGCATTCTATACTTTAACAGAAGTTGCAAATATTCAACAACCTGGAAATCCCGAACAAACTATCAATAATAAAGTAACTATTTTAGAGCATTTAACTGCTGCTAAAATTAAGGAAGATAAAGTTCGTGATGATGTGATGAATGAGTTTGAAAATGCTGATAAAGATGTACGTTTATTAGCTTATAGACTAGTATTAGAAAATTTTAATACAAAATACGATACATTACATCCAAAACAAAAATTGATATTAAAAGAGTATATTACCTCTATTGATAACACACCTCGTTTAAGAGAATTTTATACTTCAAAAGTAAATGAAATTAAAAACGAATTAAACGTTTTAAACAAACGTACAAAAAATAAAGCAACCCAAATTAAAATCAACGAAATAATCAATATCATTGACACCCCATCTAAAAATGCTAGAATAACAGATAACGATTTAGTTGACTTGTTACAATATTATGATTTAATAAATGAATTGGAAACAATAAATGGATAAGTTAAAAGAGATAATTCGTAAAAAACTTAAAGAAATGAGTGCTACTGGACAAGGTGGTGCTTCTTTTTCCGCAGGTGAAGGTGCTAATTATGCTACACCTGCAGCATTTGCTTCTAAAACAAACGCTAAAGGAACTAAAAACATTTATTACTATAAATTGGGATTTAAACCAGTTCCCAAAATAAAACCTAAGTCATACGATATTAAAAAACTTTGGGAAGACGAAACATTAAACGAAATGAACGATGTTCAAAAGAAACGTATCGCTTCGTTAGATGAAATTGAAAAATTAATGAATGAAATTCAACCATTAATTTCAAATGCAAAAAATGAAACAATTGAACTATATAGTGGAAACGCGGGTTCATATGATATAAATAAACCAATCGAAATGGTGAAAAGCTATTTAAACGACATAAAACAACTTTTATCAGAAAAATAATGAAAAAGACACTACAAGATCAATATTTGTTAATTAAAGAAGGTAAAGGACACAAAGGTGTTTTTCTTACAGAGGCAAAACGTCAATTTCCTGACATCGTTCGTAATGCAGCTACATTTGAAGAAGCAGCAGCATCTCTTAAAACCAAAAATATAATTGCAGAAAATATAATTGGTTTAACAGCTGTTAATTCCCCATTTAATCCTAAGAAAAAAGAATCTTATGAAACTGCTTTTGAAGCGTTTTTAGCTGAAGCAAAAAAGAAAAACGAAGACGAAAAAGTTAAAGCAGAAGAGAAAAAAGTTTCTAAACCTGTAGAGGAAGATCTTTCCCATAACTTTGACTATTCAGACGAAAAAAATCCTGACAATATGATCTTTGATCAAATTATGATGGGTTACTATGCTGAAATGAAGGATCCTAAAAATGCTGATAAAACGATGCAAGAATTAAAAGACATCGTATTTAAAAACTTAACAAAAGATCCAATCTATTATACAAAAGATGGCCAATTTGGAGTTAAAGATTTAGGATATGTAACTGAAGCACCTGGTTTAGGTGAACCGAAAGAAGCTAAAGGAAAATATAAATCAAGTGGATATGGTGATTTAAAAGAATCAGTTCAACCAATCAATGAAGAAGAAGCTACTTTACGTAAAGTAATTCGTGAAATGATCGATGCTGAATTAGAAGAAGCAGGTAGAGGTTTTGCTACTATGGGAACTATTAATGTTAAAGGTGAAAGTGGTGGGATTTTTATTCCTAAATACTATATTTTACCCCCAATAGCTAGAAAAAAACTTAATTTATTGAACCCTGGAGAAAATGCTCCTTCATATAATGAATCTATAAGGATTCCTCATATAAAAGTTTTACCTGATAACACAATTTTATACTCTAATTATCTAGTAAATGCACTAGATAACCCATCAGATAATAGAAACCCTCTTAATAGTATTTTAAAAAATCTTGAATCAAACTTTTACTGGAGCCAATTTAAAACATATACTAAAAAGTTTATTAGTTCTAGTACAGTAAAATATCCTGTTCTTGGACGAGAAGCAGTTTATCATGTTCTAGAATTTCCTAATGATTTTGAAGTAGCAAAATTAAAAGATTGGGCTGAAAAAGAATTAGCAAAACAATATGCTAAGCTCCAAAAAGCTGAATCTGGAGTAGTAGGAAGAGGACGCCCAGTTAATATTGAAAGTTTAAAGAAATTTATAGCTAATTTAGAATCTCTTAACCAAAATCCCGAAGGTGGGATGGTAGTTGTTTTACCTCAAATGTTTGAAGAATCTTTTAATGCAGAATCTTTACAAGAAAGTGTAGAAAAAGATTTAATGGATATCAACAAAGAAGCAGAACACGAAGTTTTACAATCTAAATTAGACAAAATTGACGTATTAATCGATAAACGTAAATCACAACTTGGTAAACTTGACGAAGATGAGGATATGAAAGCCTTAACTGACAAGAAAAAAGTTAAAGAAATTGAAAAAGACATCAAAAAGTTAGAAGTAGCTCGTAACAAAGTTGAAAAAATGATGTCGAAATTTAAAGGCAAAAAATCCAAAGATAAAGAAGTAATTGACGAAATAGAAGATGAGCCAGATGTAAATGTTGAATATCTTGAAGACTCTGAAAGTAGATTAGATAATGGGCAAGATGTAGATTCAATTATAGACACATACAATAATCTAGGACTAAACCAAAAACAAGATCTAAACAATTATTTAAATTATGTAGCCCCAGAAGACCAAAAATCTGATTATTCATACTAAAATGGACAAACAACTCTTAATAGAAACTAGACATTTCGATCCCAAACCAATAAGATTGGTTGAAGGAGTAAATAAAGGTGGAAATATTTTTGTTGAGGGAATATTAGCTACCGTTGAAGTTAAAAATGGAAATGGTAGATATTACAAACGTGAATTGTGGGATCGTGAAATTGACAATTTTACACGTAAAATCCAAATGAAATCTACTGAAACAGTAGGTGAGTTAGATCATCCTGATTCTCAAGTAATCAACCTTAAAAACGCATCACATGCGATCCGTGAAGTATGGTGGAGGGGAGATGAAGTATGGGGCAAAATCGAAATATTTGCTGATTCAGGAGATTTAGGAACTACTTCAGGCCGTATTGCAGGTGCACTAGTTAGAAATGGTTTAATTATTGGTATTTCTTCTCGTGGAATGGGTTCATTAAAGCAAATGGGTGAAGTGATGGAAGTACAAGATGATTTTGAACTATTAACATGGGATCTTGTTTCTAACCCATCTAACCCTGATTCTTGGATGAAAAATGGTGCGTTAAACGAATCCCGTTCTACATATTTAGATCCATACGCTAGAACAAACTCATTAATTACTGAAATTTTATGTGCTAAAGGCACGTGTCCTATATTTTAAAACGCCTGCTACCTTAGGCAATAAATGTACCCGTAAACATACCTTAAGAACTGTTTGCGGGTCTTTTTTTATATTTTTGCGACTTTAACATCCCCCCCACATATATATAACTTGAATATACCACCCCTCCCCATTCTTATGTGGTATCATAATTAAAAATTCTATTACGTTTCTCAATAAACGTATTTTCCCAACAAAAATTTAGGAAAAATGGCAACAAACAGAGACTTGCTTAAAGAAGCAATCGCAGATGCTAAAGCTGTAAAAGAAACTGCTATTGCAAATGCAAAAGCCGCTCTAGAAGAAGCTTTCACACCTCAATTGAAATCAATGTTTTCAATGAAACTTCAAGAAATGGAATCCGATGAGGAAGAAATTGATGAACGTTTAGGCACAGGATTTGACCCAGATGGAGAACCAGGATTTGACGGTCCTCGAGGAAACTTTGGAAAAATCGATGAAAAAGACGAAACAATGGATGAAATTGATTTGGAAGAACTTTTAAAAGAGCTAGAAATGGAAGAAGGTGATATGGAAGACCTAAAAGAAGCTGAAGGAGATGACGAAGATGACATGGGAATGTCTGACGAAGATTCTGACGAAGGTGACGAAGAAGGAACTCCAATTGAC